TACGTTAGTTCAGTTAGTAGATAAAGTAGATTGTACTACTTCATCCATGATTCTACTAGCGTTATGAGCCAATTCTACCATAGCTTGTCCTACTACATTAAGTAATGTAGTGTCTTCAAGTATGTCAGTAATTTGAGCTACTTGTCCGTACTGAGTACAAGACACACTGATAGTACTGATTGTAAGATCAGTGAAAGATGGAGTAGTTCCCTCAGTAATTACTGAAGCATTAGCACTAGCTGTAGATTTAGACATCCTAGCCCATTGTACTGCTCCGTATCATTTCTGGCTAACTGGTCATTTACCAAATTTCCAGAAAACTAAATTAGGTTCTAAGTTCTCTAAGAACTTCTTCTCCAAGTATTTATGAAACAAATCTGTTGTTCCTGATGCTTGGATGTTACTTGTTTGCATCATGATTAAAATTGAGTTTAGGAATAAAAGAGTTATTTATCTCCCCAGACTCAATCTATTTTTTTTAGAATGGACTGTTTCCATTCTTGATTTGTCTGGCGAGTTCTTGCTCCATCGCTTTAGTATCCATGTTGTCCATAGATTCCTTGCTGAGCACTCTATTTTCTCATAGCACGCTAGTCCCTCCAGATTTTTTATTGAGCTCCTGCTGATCATACTCCACTCAGACTTTACCATTGTATAATGATATTACGTCTTCTGGCTCTAGATCCTTATAAGCATCTTGTTTTGCCATTTCTTTGATAGCTTTTTGAGATTCTTCAGAGATTCACATCTCATTCATCATCTGCCACAATAGTCACTCTTTCATGCGACTTTTCTCGGATTTTATCTCATTCCTACGATTTTTTTCATAGGATAGATCATTTTTGAGATTCTGAATTTCTTCTTCTTTCTCATCAATGTCCTCGTAGTCGTCACGTTCCTGAGCTTCTTTGAGTTGCTTTTCTAGATCAGCAATTCTTTGATCCTTACTTGCAATTAGCTCATCCTTTTCTGCAATGGTTCTATTCTTTTTCTCCATTGCTTTTTGGAAATTAGACTTCTTTCATTCGTCAGCTTTTTTTTCTCAGTCTTCCTGAGATTTAGATTCATCAGACGTTGTAGCTTCTGATTTGTCTTGCTGTTGGTCGTCTTCAGTTTTTCATGTCATTTCATGAGTTGCCTGATCGCTACCATTTACTAAATTTGAAAGATCGTCTCTTCACTGAAGTTCTGCCATAAGTTCATCAGAACTCATTTCTTTTTCTGCCATGTTCTAATAGTTTAAGAAATAAATCACGGCGTATTTCTTGTCGCCTATAGCTTTTTTAGGGGTAAGCATCACAAATTCCCAGCTATTGCATCAGCAATACGCTCTTTTCTCCACCTAGTGACATGGAAGTCTAAGTGGAGAGAAGAGAGTATTACCTCTCTAGTTTTTGTACTTCTTGCTGATAATGCTCATTCATCTGCGAAATCACATTATTATTAGCTTCCTTGTTTAGTACATCATACGGAGCTTTTAGTACTAAACTCATTCATCGAACCATTGCTCCGTTTAGATTCAGCTCATCATATTTCTTATCTCTGACTTTCAGATAGTCATGAGCACTCACGTTTATCTGTTCATCGAATAAATCTATTTTTGATTTGATTAGCTTTTCTAGGATTTTCCATCACTCACTTGCTATGAGTTTTTTGAGCTGTAATTTATCATCATCAGTTATTTCCATGTCGTATTACTTAGAGGATAAATCAGCTATTGCTTTATTTGCTCTCTGGATATCTTTCTGGATACTTTCTTTCTCTTCCTCTGTTTGAGCATTTTTGAGTTTATTATCCAATATTCTCAGTATTTTTTTCCATTCTTCGAGCTCCTGATCTGTCACATCTATATCCACTTTGTTTATGTCATTAAATCCTACAGGCTCTAAAGGTTTTACCTTTCATGTAGAATCTAAATCTCACTGCTCTTGTACCTGATATTTATAGTATGCATCATCTACTCTTCAGTATCTTTTCATCATCCTAAATTTATCAGCAGGTACTCACTCGTAACTATCTTTGTCGTATGCTACTCTCAGTGGCATTCAGTAAAACTCGGATAGTATTAGTGCTCGTGTATATAGCCGTTGTGACCTGTTTTCAGGATTTGATATAGTTATTGCTTTTGACTCTATATCTTCCTCTGTTACATCAGGTACTTTCTTTCTTAGCTCTTTAAGCCACGCATATACTTCGTATTTCCACGCATTTTCCGTAATGTACGGATCGTTGGATATCTTATTTTGCATTTGAAATATATACGTCGAATGAGATTGCTCTCTTTTCTGCATCTCATTCTCATACATTGCGTCTATCAAGTCCATGTCTTTTATTGTTATCGAACTAAATTAAAGTAGCGTACCATTCTTTTAGAGCTTTTACTTCTTCTTTTTTGAGTTTCATCTTCTCAAAACTTCCATCAAATAAGTCCTTACTTGTGATACCATAGAAATCTATAATCTTTTTAATTTTAGCAGGTACTTTTATAGTATCGAAGTATTTATATTCAGGCTCTTTTACTTCTACCTTACCACCTTTAGGTGCTTCTGCTGGATTTTCAGCAGGTTTTTCCTCTGCTGGAGCTTCTTCCTTAGGTGCTTCTTTAGGCTCTTCTGGTTCTGCAGTATTTCCTAAATCTGCATCTGTAGATTCTCATTCAGCTGGAGCTTCTTCATTTGCTGGAGCAGAATTTTCGTCTGAATTTTCAGCTGGAGCTTCAGGTTCTACAGGAGCTGTTTCGTTAGCTGGTTCTACTGGATTTTCAGCAGGTTGTGTAGCTTCAGTAGTTTCTTCTACTGGATTTTGAAGATTTTTTTCTTCAGGATTTTGGTTTCTTGCCATCTTTATTAGATTAAAGTTTTAAAATAGTTTATCCTTTGGATAATCTTACCAACGGATTGGTTATATGCATCTAGCTCTTGCTCGAGCTTTCTCATATACGTATAGCTTTGTACGAGTTCTCTTTCGTACTGTTCTGCTCATCATTTTGAGCCCTCAAATTCTTCATGTCGTTTAGCCAGTTCTTCTTTTTGTTTCTTAGACAATCCACGTATCATTCACTCATCGATTACAGATATCTTATCTTCCTCTCTGATTACTCATGCGTGTACTAGATCTCTTTTAATTTTACTCCATCCCTCATCGAGTAGATCTTGGACTTCTGCAATTATCAAGCAGTGATCTAGATAATCTCCTTTGAGTCTAAAGATTTTACTTTCGATATCGTCCTTTGTCACGATATCCATGTCTACTTTGTAGTTTACTGCCATGTCAATAATAATTAAGAATAAAATATTTTTGGATTAAGCCCCTTACATTGGCTGGTATAATTGCTGTCTACCAGTATTTGCTACGATTTGCTTATTAGCTCATGCCATAGCTTGTACGTCATCTATCTGATTTACTTGTTGCTGTAGCTGTTGTGTAGAGTGTTGATATCCCCACATACATGCATTTATTGCTCTTTGTTTTGCTGGAGTATCTTTCGCACTCTGATATACTTGGAGCTTGCAGAATCGGTCAGCGTTGTCATCGTCAAATTCCACATCGATATTGTCAGATAGCATATCTCTTTCTTCTATTGCCTCAGTTTCAGGTGGATATGGAAAGAATGCGTCTATTTCTGAGTTGGATACTCATTGTCTATACGCTATATCTCTTTTTAGTAATACTAGCGTATATGGATGTGTGTTTGGATCACTCGCACATATCTGAAGCCAGTTAGTGAGAGCAGGTAACATTTGCTGATTTCTTAGCCTTATCTCACTTGTATTGACTATCTCTATATCATACTGTCATTTTAATATCTGAGATCTTTTATATACTTCTCTGATATTTGAGATTGTCTTATTTAGCCTTATTTTTTTCTCATCTTTCTGAGAGAAATAGTGACTCATATATACCCAGTATAATCGTGCGTGCTGTTCTCTTCACCGTCCTAGTATCTGATCAGTAAGAGCCTGAAGTAGGTTAGCGTTTTGTTGCTTTACGCTTGCCTCTGTTGCTGTTTTTACTTTAGAGTCAGATACTCACTGAGTTAAACTATCTATGTGAGTTTGCTGTTTTGCGTTTTCTCTAGCTCTATCCAGTAATGAATAGAAATCCCCACCCATTTCCTTTTCTGGAAGCTCAAATATCAGTGAGCTTATAGGTCTACTCATATCCATAATATCCACAGGAAAGTACTGATTTTGGAGTGTCTGATGTTTCAGAGTATCTAGATTTGTGTCTAGAATATTTCTGTCCATGAATATCTTACCTCATAGAGCATTCCTGATAATATTTATCTTGAATAGGTTCATGAGTAATGTTTCCAGCTTTTGGTCGTCTGCTATTATATCCCATAGACTTGTTCCTCGTGGATCTCTACTATCAGGATCTTCATAGTATAGTATTACTGGAAATTTGTACTGTTTATCTTCACATTTCCACAATTCATCTACACATCTGATATCCAATATAATATCTTCAAACATGTACACGAGTAGAGGTACTCATTTCCATGTACAGTAGTGATGGTATAGCGTCACTAGATTTTTCTGTTGGATATATCACATTCAGATTCATCTGTTGGTTTTTTGTTCCCACTCAGCCATAGTCCTTTGAGGATCTTCGTATCATCTGATACGAGCCAGTACTTCATCGCTATTTTTTAGATTTAGACACTTAAATTCTTCTACGCTCATTACGGTAGAGAATCCAAATCGCCTAAAATTATTTATAGTTCCGTATCCATCAGGATCAGGATAAATTGTACGAGGATGTATTCTCTTGTATATTGGAGCTTTTGTCTTGTCATTCCATCCACATGCTACTTCTACTGCTACTCAGTATCTATCTATATCTTCTCATCTAAATAGAGCCATGATATTCCACTTTTCATGTTTATGGTCGTATTCGTAGCATTTTGTCAATCATCCAGCTTCTCTGTCTGAATACAAATCTCTACTGCAAAATTCTACCTGAGCATCATTACTCCAGCGTAGTCCTTGTTTAGTAGTATGTATAGAGTAAAACATTTTACTCCTATATTTATCTTCAGGTTTATTTATTGCATCTATGTCAGCCTGTTGTGTAAAGATATTATTTTTCTGTACGTTAGCATTTAGTCCTAGAGCTACTTGATCTAGTACCATTTTTTCAAATTTGCAAAATTCATCTCCCTCTATCGTGAAAGGTTTTTGATCATTTATTAGTCCTTTCATATCTTTAGGAAATTTAGAATCTTTTATATCTAGCTTCATATCAGATTCTTCTTTTTGCATCCACCTATTTTAGAAATAAAATATCTCTTTCATCTTTCGCCTTATAAACAGTTTTTCTATAAAATCAAAAAGTACAAATTTCGAGCACCTAAGTATTCGATTTTGTACTTCTTGACTATATTTTCTCTTGCTGATTTTTTTAGATTTTTGCTTTACCTTTTCATTTACTTTTCTTGTTTTCTTTTTCTAATTTTTTCTGTTGCTTTGTCTGTCCAGCTCCTACCCATCGATATTCAGCCTTTCATACAAGAGGTAACAGTTGCCATGTAGATGCTTGAGTCCAATCCAATCCATCCTCACTTATCGCATCTTGTAAATCTTGCAATGGATATGTAAATAGATCTAATCATGGAATTGAGAATAAGATTCATTCAACAGCAGACTTTATTCATTCTGTCCTAGCTTGATATATTACATATCTATTAAATCATCGCATTTTCCAGAAGCTATCCCAAAATTTATCAGATAGCATATCTGCACTTATTTCATTTCATTCAATTATTCTCCACAGCAAACTATTATATCTTCTCCTGTACAAAGCATCTTTTATTTCATCAGTTCATGCTTCAAATAGCATAAAGATTAACGCCATCCTAACTATTTTCCACACAGCCTCAGCAGTTGGTTTAGTAGCAAGTTCACGTTTACTTGTTTGTAAAATATAATCTAATTTTTTAATTCAGTAGGTCTTAAATGCATACAATATTCTCCAGTTTCATGCTTTTTGATAAGTTTTTGGCATTTGTAATCTAGTAAGTGGTTGCACATCCGATAGTTTTGTAAATAAGAATAATGATACATTTTTAGATATTTTTCACTCTTTCAAATCATTTATTACTTCATCTATCATCTTTGGATCATCAAATCGTCTTCCTAAATCTTTTCTTAGTTGTGGATCATTCCTTTTAGCATATTTTATCAATTTGTTTAGAGTAGATACTACAAATGTCCTTTTTCAGAACTGATCCATCCAATTAAATAACTCTTTCTTGAAGATAAATCTCTGTACTTTCTCTAACTTTGTTTCTTTCTTTCATTGTGATTTATATTCTTCTCATAAGTTAGTTATTCATAACTCATTCAAATCTAAATTATATTTTTTTGTCAATCATTCTATTACATTTACAAGTCAATTCTCAATGAAAGAAAATGCGAAATCTCATAATTGAGTAAGAGTAGTAGATGGATTTCACAAATGTATAATATTACCAATTACTTTTAGTTCTGCCATTTTAGGTCACATCGGTACATAATTAAACCTAGACAATAGCAAATCTTTTAATTCATCTGCATCATATCCAGATATTCACTCGTCAGCTATAAATTCTCATAATGTTTTTATTTCTCATCTTGTACCTTGTCACAAGAATCTAGCTTTCTCTATTGCTTCAGTCATTCATGTAATATATTGCAATAGTGAATCCACAGGATCTTCATAGAATTTTAACATATTCTTAGTAATAGATTCTACTTTTCTTTTCTTCATATGTCCACTTCATAGACTTATTCATTCTATTTCCCCCTCTAATAATAACTGATTTATTAGATCAGCTTTCATCTGTGGAGTAAATTCTTCTCATCTTGCTCTAGCTTTTTTCTCTTTTTCTTCAATGATTTTATCTATTTCTCATCTTACATCCTTATTCTCAGTTTTAGCAAATCGATCTAAGAAATCTTTTACATCTTTTACCTTTCTAGGATAGTAGAATCATTCATAATTCATTGTATATCCTACATCCTCTGCATCAGCCCATATCTCATCTAGTAATTGTCTAGGTATGCTAGTTCCATATTTTTCTAGCATCTGGTTAGCAGTTCCTACATTTCCATTCAATAAATTTAGCGTAATATTTAGATAATCTTTTTTATTTTTACTTCTGATTTTCGCCATTTTTTTGACAAAATCTTCCACTTGTTTCATCCTAATATTGTTTTTTACCGTTATATTCTGCTCAAATCTCATCATCTCACGATAAACTCTTGGACTGATTTTTTCTATTCTAGTACTTAGTGGTTGAAATGTATCTTTGATTATTTTATCTTCTATAAAGTCCTTTCAAATTTTCCATCGACTTTCTTTTGTAATTTCTTTAGCTTCTTCTACTGTTTTTACTTCATCTATTTTCTTTTCTTCTTTGTTCGCATATCTTTCATTCCTTTTTTCCTCAGCTTTTCTAAACATTTCGTTCCATTGTTTAGTTAATTTTTCAGCTTGTTTCTTTTGCTTTCTAGTTTTTCTATCCATCTCTTTTTCAAATTCTGTCTTTCAATCTTCTAGTTTGCTATCTTGTTCTTTCTCTTCCTTTGCTAACTTCTCAAATTCTTCTACCTCTTTTTGTCACTTTTCTTCATCTCTTCCTAACAAAATATCCACATCTATTTCTCAAATTTCTCACAAATTTTTCTCAGCGTCTTTTCTCTTTAGGTTATTCTGCCATGATAATCATTCTATTAGAGCCTTTACTTGACTATCTACAGCTTTATTTAGATCGCTGATAGCTTTTTCTCATCGTTTTTTTGGTAGCTTAATCTCTTCCTGCTCAGTGATTTTCTTCCATTCTTCATCCGTAAATCCATACCTATTTTTGATTTCTTCCTCAGTCAATAATGGATATTTCTCAAATCGTTGCATATCTACCAGTCTTTGGAATGCTTTCATTCTCACTATTTTCTTATACTCTTCCTGCTTTTTCTTTGCGTGTGCTTCATCTCTTTCTTTCTTCTTCCTTGCTTTTTCTGCTTCTTGTTCAGCTCTATATTTATCCAATGCTCTCTTTTCCTGAGTTACATCCTTTAGGGATACTTTAGTTTTTGTAGTTCATGCATTTATCTTTTCTAGTGTACTCTTGTATTTTTTAGAATCTTTTTGGTTGTCTAGTAACCCACGCTGTCATTGTGGAGTTTTCCATTCTAACACTCTATCAGGAGTTGGAAATATTTCTTCAAATTTTCCTGCACTTAGGATTTTATCGAGTTTGATTTGAGGATTTTCTATCTTTACTTCCCTAGCTTCTCGGTTTCAGTTCTTATCTTTCTTGAAATATTTTAGTTTTTCTTCTAGATCTTCTCTTCCCAGCATTTCTCGCTCTGCTTCTTTCTGGTCTGCTTCTTTTTGCATATCGTATGTTATTTCTTCAGTTTTTAGTCATGGATACATATAATCCACTATATCGCTTATCAGCTGTTCTCTCTTACTTTCCACTTCCTTTTGTTGCCTATCTCTTACTTCTTTGCTTACATTTTTTCAGAATTTTTTACCCACATTTCATTCCTCTTCCATGAGCTTTACGGCTCTGAGTTGTAGATCTAATAATTGTGGATCGTTTTGAGCTTCTGATATATCGCTGAGTTTTTTATTATATTCAGCCTGTTCTTTATCTCATCGCTCAGATATTCACTGGATAAACTCCTCAAATGTGAGCTGGTCATCTTTGTAGCTCTGATTATTATATTTTATCCATGCGTTATAGAATGGATTATTTTTTTCGTTTTCTTTATCATCTGCTATCTGCTCTTCTCTTGTAGGTTCTCAGAATATACTTGGATCTCGTTCACTATTATCTTCATCGAATTTTATCCATTTAGGTTTTCCATCTTCGCCATATTCGTACTCTACTTTCTGATATTTTTCATGATTTTTTATTTCTAGATCGTTATCATCAAATATTACGTACGCTTCTCAGTCTGCACCTCAGAAGTAATGTATACCATCATATCAGATAGCTTCTAACATTTTACTTGCTTCCTTTGCTCATCATAAGAATTGAGTAAGTTCGCTGTAAAGTCTTCTACCAGTCAAC